ATCTGCATATTTCTATCTATCTCACGTTGGATATCTTTGGTTTCTTTTACAGTTCCGGTTGTTACATCATTAGTTTCTCTTTGATTCTGTCTGATAGTTCTTTCCAGATTTTCAACAAGTCCTTCAATACGGCGAATATCATTCTTTAAATCATTCTTGATATCTTGTGTATATTGTGTAGTCTTTTCTGCACCTTGTTGGGCCAGTTCAACTTTCTTATATATTTCACTCAAATCAGGTGAAACGTATTCTGCAATCTTTTTCTTCATTCCTTGATAATCTTTATATACTTCAAAACAACCATATAATCCACCTAGTAAGGATGAAACTAATGTAAATGCGACCATTAATTTAGCTGGTGTGAATTCATATCCACCAATGCTGATAACAGTATCTTTACTTGCATATTGTTTTACTGCACTCTCCATCTTATCTACTTGTTTGTTTAGATTTTTATCTTCCATTTCTTTTCCTATTTGTATTGTAAGTCTCTTAGTTCTTCAAATCTTTTATCACTAGGACCATACATACCTCTCAATAGTCTTGCATTATCCACATTTCTTTGTGTTGTATATACATCTTTTACATTATAAAATACAGCATCTTTCAATACTACATTACTATACGCATCAAAAGCCATATTAAATCCCATTGCTGTAATAATGGTATTTTGTTTTGCTACTTGTTGTTCCATTGATTTTGCACCACCAGCTTCTTTCATTGCTTCTCCACCTTTTGATGCAGCTTCTTTTCTGGCTGCAGCCACTCTTGCTTGCTGTAACTGTTCACCCCTTGTAGGTTGCGGTTTCGGTCCTTCTTGAGGAGGTGGGCCACCAGGTGCTGGACCAGGTGCTGGCCCTTGTACTTGTTGCGGCCCAGGTCCAGGTCCAGGTCCAGGAGGTGGTGGTGCTAATGGAACAGATGATACTACATTAGCTGGTGAAGCAGATGGTGCCGCTGCATTAGAATTAGATGATATAACAGTATTAACATTACTATCAGCAACAAGTCTAGGTGTGCTAGTTGTTTGTGTTGTTTCTGTTTTAGGTGCTGTTGCAGCAACAACACCAGCCGTTGCTATAGTTGAAGCAATTCCTTGATTCTCAAAAACCATTTTTCTTGCATAAGCTTCCGAATAATTTGGACAAGTTCTATCATATAATCCATTAAGATTACATTGTTGATTAAAATAAGCTGTTGCATAACCTGTACAATCCGTTGCAAATAATGAATTTAAACTACATTGTTGATCATGATATGCTACAGCATAACCAGCACAATCTGTTGCATATAATGGATTTAAAGAACATTGTTGTGTATGATAAGCTGCTGCATATCCAGCACAATCGGTTGCATATAATGGATTTAAAGAACATTGTTGATCATGATATGCTTGATTATAACCTGGGCATCCAGAATCATATAATGGGTTTAAACTACATTGTAGATTATAATATGCTGTTGAATACCCTGGACATCCAGAATCATATAATGCGCTTATTGCACATTGTTGTGAATAATATGCTGCTGCATAACCTGGACATTGTGAATTATATAATGCACTGATTGTACATTGTTGAGTAAAGTATGCTGTTGCATAACCCGGACAAGATGGATCTGATAATGGATTTGATGTACAAAGATATGTCTCGGTACCTGTAAAGTTTATTACAGATGGAATTCCAGATGAATTTAATCCTCTTCCATTATAGATTTGACTATATTGTCCATTTTGTATATTACCGGCAATACCTACGGTTACATTATGATTTGTTACATTAACTTGACTATAATTAAATTGTATTGCACCTGTAGGTCTTATTTCTGCACTAAAAGTATTTCTGTTATTAGTTCCATATTCTTTTGTATTCTGCCATGTATAGCGCATGAAAGAACCATCTGTTTGAGTAAAGAATTTGGACTGACTATCACCTATTAAGTCTAGCCATAATGGCATGATAGCAAAATTGAATGTAGTATTGGACCCTACATTATCAAGATTTTGTCCTTGACAACACCAATTATAATTTGCATTTAAGAATCCAACAACACCATTAGAGAAAAAGAATGATGTTGTAAATGATCTACCATAGAATGGAAAAGTAAAGGGTAGATTTACTTGTGCGTAACCATCATCACTAAGATTATAATAGGTAGTAGTGGTAGCGTTTTGTGCAAAACAAGACGTTGCTACGAATAGCAGAAGTCCAAGAATAAATTGGCGCATTACTTATCACTCTTGACTTCTTTTGGCTTTCTTTCAGGATTTTTGTCCCAAAGGTCTTTTGCTTCTTCACCAATCTTTCCATCAATAGGACATGGTGTACCAGCATTTAACATTGCAGAGAATACTCTTTCATCTTGACACATTAATGATACTGCTGCAACTTTCATTCCCATGTCATAAAGATTTTTGGATAATTTGATACGTTCACAATTCATATCACGGGTTGTTGCACCAAATGACATACCAAATATTTGTGTTTGTACAGCACCAGAAGCTCCAACAATACAAAGATCATTATTGATTGATGTAATGGCTGGTGCCACTGCTGTAGGTGGTGGTGTTCTAATTGTTGTTACTGAATTAGAATCTGATTTATTATATGAAGTGCTTGTTGAACTTGATGTGGAATCAGTTACAATCGGATCAGTTGCAAATGCAGACAATGATATAAACATAACAAAAAGCACCAAAATCGGTAACTTTTTGAACATAATTACTCCTGTTGTTTATATGTCTATTTAGTCAGATAAATTAAGTGTTGTCGGATCTATATCAATAACATAGTTGATAAAAGTAACAGCTTGTTCTTCATCATCAAAATACCTGACTATAGTATTTCCTGTGAACTGTGAGACAAAAATCAATAAAATAAACTGTTCAAAACGGGACAGTTTAATAAACCAACCATCCCGTAGAACAGTTTCATACGATACTATGTTACTTTTTGTGGGCTTTAACCCAGTCTGTTTCAATGAATTCTTTCGCATTTTTACCAATTCCAGCAACAATTTCATTTGCCTTATTAGTGTATATAGCAAAAGTAGAATTTGTCATTTCATTGAAAGCTTTAGTATAAAAATCAAACTCCTTGACCTTAAAATCAATAAACTTCTTTGTAAAATCTTTCTGACAATCAAATACGGCTTCCATTACAGTTTCCTTTTAGCTGTTTTCATCATAACAATAATATCAACAATAGTTTCCATTACACTCTTAATTACTCTCATATAACTCTCCTTTCACTTATATTTAGAAAATTATAATGCATTGCAGCATGAAAGTATAATGATATTTTTTGATTATGTCAATAAAGATTTCAAATGACTACGTTGAATTTTACAAGAAACCCACATATTATAGTATTCATCCTTTAAAAGAGCATCATGCATCAATATTTCCTTGGTTTCCATATATGCACACTCACCTCTTGACTTGCATAAATGGATTATTTCCCTTTTAAAGTTATTATTGCCATATTTTTCTATATCTTCAAGTAAAGTCTTATTGGAACCCCAATACTCTTTCCAATCAGAATCTACTCTAATCTTTTTTTTCTTACCTTTGACTTGTTTTGTCTTAGCTTTTGTCAGATATTTCCTGCCAATATACTTCTTATTATTCAGTAAATTTGTTATACAATAAACAAATCCATACAAATTACTGGTTTCAGACAATTCAAATTCTTCATTATTATAGGTCCATGGATTCGTCATCTTCATCCAAACTAATAATATAGTATCCACAGAATGGACACATTGAAGGTGAATCTTCCGCCTCCATTTCATCATATTCTAATGTAAATCCAGTACCACAATCATCACAAGTATGAGTTAATTTAGTCATTTTCTTCCTCTTATAAATAAAACAATAACTACTTATATGTTTTGTTTTACGAGGATTTTCAAATGGAATTAACCGATTTAATGAAAAGAGTATTAGCAAATACATTCTCAATGTATCTGAAAACCCATAATTTCCATTGGAATGTAGAAGGAATGTTGTTTTCCCAACTACATGAATTCTTCGGCGATCTCTATACAGAATTATGGAATGCAGTAGATCCTATTGCAGAACATATCCGTATGTTAGATTCTTATGCGCCAGGATCATTAGGAAGATATATGGAACTTTCATCAGTAACCGATGAAAATGCCATTCCTACTCCAGTAGATATGATATCTAAATTATTAGCCGATAATGATATCGTCCGAGCATCACTCTATGATGCATACAGGGCCGCTAATGCAGCTAATGAACAAGGTCTATCAAACTTTATCCAAGATAGAATCGGAGCCCATGATAAACACCATTGGATGCTTCGTTCTTATCTTAAATCAGTGGGATAAATCCTAATCTTTTATCCGATTCAACTTCTTGTGGTGCAGATATAAAGTTGTCTGGTATAGATTGATTGTCACTAGCCCAGACAACTTTTAATTCATTATAATCATGATTCAGAAAGTCTGGATTACGACGAAAATGAATCTCAATAGGTTTTGTATCAATAAATTCCACATTGAGATATTGAACATATTTTATACGCCAGAATAACGGATGAACAAGATATATTTCTCTATCACTTTTCTTCCATGAAGAAAACTTATATAATTTATCAGATTCTCTCTTACCTTCCACACAAAGAATCTGTTTCCAACTGATCATATCAAACTTATAATCAACACTATAATGATTACCTTCAAAGTATTCACTCCAAAAGTAACCCGGCTTGATTATGTTTTCACCCTTCTTAAGATATCTTATCTCTGCACCAATACCCATTCCAGTTAAATTGTAAATAGGTCTGATTATATACTTACCATCTTTCGGTACAGGAACACCACACGGACCACAGATATAATTTAATTCATCAGCCAGCCACAATTTATTAAAGTATAATCTAAGATGAGGATATTTTTCCCAGCAATCTGGATCTTCCATTATGCCCAAACATCTTTCCAATCACCGCTTAATGCACCTTTTGCATAATCAGTTGATTTGTTCTCAAAGAAATTAGTATGAATAGGAGCATTGATCATTTCTTCAACCCAAGGTAATGGATTCTTCTTGACCTTGAAAATACCTTTCAGTCCAAGAGATATCAATCTTCTATCAGCAATATATCTAATATAATGCTTTACTTCCTCTTCTGTAAGATTTGTCATTGCTCCTTGTGCAAATGCTAGATCAATAAACTTATCTTCTAAATCAACCATCTTTGTTGCAATAACATATATCTTGGACTTCAAATCATCATTCCAGATTTCTTTGTTTTCTTCAATATATGTCCTAAACAACTTGATCATACTCTCTGCATGAATGGTTTCATCTACAATAGACCAAGTAATAATCTGACCCATACCTCTCATCAAACCATGTCTCGGAAAGTTCAATAACATAATAAAAGATGAAAACAACTGCATACCTTCAGTGAATGCTGAAAATGCTGCTATATTAGTAGCTACAGATTCTATTGTGCCGTTTTTATTGGACAGATCAATGAAGTATTCATGTTTTGCTTTCATTGCTTCATATTCAAGAAATTCATTATAGATTGAATCAGGCATGCCAAGTGTTTCAATCAAATGAGAATATGCAGCAACATGCAATGCTTCTCTTGCTGCAAATCCACATAACATCATACGAATCTCAGGTTGCTGAAAATATGGCAGATAATTCTTGACATAACCACCTGCAACATCAATATCACCTTGAGTAAAAAATCTGAAGATTTGTGTCAGGAAATGTTTTTGTTCTTTTGTTAGTTTATTTTTCCAATCTTTTACATCTTCAAGCATTGGAACTTCTGTATGCATCCAATGACTTTGTTCATGTTTAAGCCATGCATCATAAGCCCATGGATAATTAAATGGACGAAAATATGATCTTTCGTCCGTTAGATTTGTTTTCACTTTTTTCATCATTTTTTACTCATTTCATGCTCAATTATTTTAATTATATTTTCTGTTAATTCTATTTCTTTTCTTACCATAATCATTCGTTGTTGAAGCATTTCTACTTGCTGAATATAATAATCTAATTCTATTTGCTTTTGTTTTCTACTTTCATAGATTTCATGAAGAAAGATTATCTGGGCCATAAAATGTAGCTACCTTATCAACACCAGCTTTAACATGCATCATTTCACCGATTAATGGTTTTATTTTTAGATCATTACGCAATGGCATTACTAAATCACATTGAGAACCCCATCTGATAAATGAGAATCTATTTCCTTGATGAACTCTTGTATTTTGTCTCATATGGAAATGTTGGATAACATCTACATCATAATCTGCTATTTGAACGATATAGTAAGAGTAATCGTATTTTGGAATGTAGAATCTATTTAATACTCTTGCATTATTTTTCAGATATTTGAAACCAACACCTGGTCTTATTCTACCTCTAAATAATGATCCAATTAATCTTTCTTCTATTTCGTCCATTGACATATTAAATGATTCAATAGGCGGTAACATCTTGAAAGTATGTATTGCATCATAAGGAACTCTGTTTAGATGAATATCTGCAAGTGTCATGAATACACCACAAACAAGAGCTGGCCCATCTATTAAATCTTGTCCTAATACTTCATTAACTGTATATGGAACACCTTTTACTTCAAGTTTCGCATTACCATTTTTTACTCTTGTATTGTACACTACGATACCATCAGCGCATGAATAAAAGTTATTTTGATCACGAATAATGGGACGAGGTTCGTCCCTCATGAATGACTGATAATCTTCCTCTTCTGTTGATTGTTTAAGAAAAGGTTTAACAGTTGTATCAAGCCAGCTTTTTATTGTTTCCATGGATAAACTCTTCTCCGTGTCTGACATAGTTTAAATGCATTACCATGCAAGATAAATCTGCACCATTTTTCTTATACTCTGAAAGATTAAAGAAAACAGCTTCTAATCCATGTTGAGCGCACACTTTGTTTAAAAAGTCAACTTTACCTCTTTCATAATCATATTCTTTATCAGTTACCTTTAAACTATTAATTGTTGATGCACATAACAATAGTTTATTGATACCAACACAATTAGTAATACCACCATCTCCATTGATCTTATCTGGAACATCAACAATATATGCAAACTTTTCTATATCCTTGATATTCTTTTTTGATAGCTTAGAAGTTACAGCTAATACAACATTACTATACAATGGATATACTAAACAGTCAAGATGATACATTGTTTCACTATTATTTTCAACCTTGACTATATTCATATCAAAATTCTTTTCAAACCAATTCAATGCTTCTAAACTGGTACGAATTCCATATGCTCCAATATAATTGTTATTGTTCATATACTTCAAATCAGCTTCACCTTCAAAATGATATGGCGAAACACGAACATCAAAATTCATATCATAAAAGAATCCAAGTCCAGGTTTTTGCTCATTTACACGCGGCGGACTCTTAAACTCAGATATAACAACAGTATGCCCCTCGTCCCAATGCGGTAATACTATCCCTAAATTAGCAACAAATGATTGATCCTGTAATGAATAATCATGAGGTAACAAATAAACCAATGATTGAGATGCAATAAAATTATAAAGATTTGTAAATTGATGTAATGCTGTTTTTCTATTTACTTCTCTATCTTTTTCTGGAATTCTCTTCATGAGAATATTATTAGGTTCTGTTGTGGCCAAATTAAAAGGAGGACACATCAAAAATGAATGATAAACTATATTATGAGCATTCAACCCTTCTTCGGCCGCTGTTTGCTCTGAAATGAAATTAATGAATTTTTTCATAGGATTCTTCTTGTTATTATTTTATCTATTTATCCTTCACATGCCAAACAAACTTCCTCAGTTACCATTTTCTTCAAATCAATTTCTTCAATAACCTGGCGCTCAATCTTCTTGGACACTTTATCAGCTTTACCAATCTTCTCTGAACGACAATAATATAATGTCTTTATTTTCTGCTTCCATGCTTGAAAATGAACAGCATGAAGATACTTGATATTTACATCTGGACGAAAGAATAAATTAACACTTTGCGATTGATCAATGAATTCTTGTCTATGTGCTGCATGATCTACAATCCAACGCTGATCAATCTCAATTGCAGTCTTAAATATATCCTTTTCATCATCACTCAATATACTTAGATGTTGTACAGAGCCATCATTAGCAATAATGGAAGACCAGATATCTGCTAATTCTTCTTCCTTTACCTTTTCTTTAAGTATCTTATCAAGAAACTTATTCTTTGTCAAGTATGCACCAGAAAGAGTATCTTGTCTATATGCATTGGCACGATAAGGTTCTATAGAAGGTGACGTATTACCCATAATAATGCTACTAGAAGCATT